CAATGGCGAAACCATAGCGGCCAGTGTTTTCTCAAACGCCCGCCTTACATTGATATCGTCGCTCATTTTAGGTTCTTAGCAAGTTGTCTTACGATGTTCTTAAATTCCATCGCTGTTATCCTGACCACGCCTGCCTGCGCTTGCTTAGACCAAGCGTTGTATTCAATTCTCCTGGAATATGGCAGCGAGTTCGTAATAAACACCTGAGTGCCGAGCGGAAAGCTACCAATTGCACCAGCGCCACGTTTAAGGGAAGACATACCCGTCATGTCTGGGGCTGCAGCTGCATTGAAGTCAATCACACCGACCGACACCTGCCAGTTTGCCTTGAACCTGCCACCAACATAGCCTGGTGGTACCCGCGTCGGATCTTTCCACATAGAAGGGTCACCAACCGGCGACTTGAGAATGACGCGCTTGAGTAGCTCCATTGCCGAAGCACGAACCAGCGCTTCCATGTTGTCGCCAGCCTTTTTCATAAGTTTGGCGAAGTCACGCTTGAATTGTGCGTTGCTCATTTCCGTAAGAGAACTTCATAAAGGACAGGGATTCCTGCAGGTGCCAGGGTCTTGGTCGCCACGACATGCCAGGTTTTAGTACCGATAATCACGAAAGACCCTGGTTGTGGTTCTGTCATACCAACCGGCGACAGCAACAATTGCTTGTCACCAGCTAGAATCAGTGTGCCAGGCAAAAAGGCGGTACCAGACAAATGCAGCGAAAAATCGAAGACGGCCCCTGTGCCTGGCAGATCAGAGCTAGTCGTTGATGGTTTTCCTGTTGATGGATCATAAGCACCTGTAGTAACTGTTCTAATTGTGACTGGTTGCCCGGTTTCGGCCAGAATGGCATCGACATCCAGCGCAATCGAGGCGTAGTCGAGGCTCATGAGTCCTTCTTCACATAGTCATACGGTGGAGTTTCTTCAAAGCGCACTGCCTTAATCGTCGTTTTGCGATCAATTAAGGCTCGGGTTACGCGATGCCAGCCGTCCATGATGTAGCCTTCTTGGTCAAGAATGATCGGATGTGATGTATCAACATCCAAAACACGACGCATGTGCCCTGCTAGGTCACGAGCAGACCGAACAGGATCCCAGACTTCGGAGCCGATATAGATTGCGGCCAAAGGTAGGTCGAAGACGGGTAGGGATTTCGCCCGCATTATCAAATTTGCGACGATCCAGACTTTGTCCTGGCAACTGAAGGTATTTTCTTCAACCTTTACGCCGTCTATTTTGACAACTGGATAATCATTCATGCTCTTATCACCCTAATCATTGCACTGCCCCCGCCATTCAAAAGCGGTGCAAGCATGCGATCAACAGCCAGATACTGAGTGTGTCGAGGTGAATTTTCGTCATACACAAACTCAAGTGGCCCAACTTTTTTACTCTTGACACCCTGGGTCAGATCAACAACCAGCGGGCCAGCAATTGCTTTCAGCGCCAGCTCTGCACAGGCATTCTTTACTTCAACTGGCACGACGTTGCTAGCAAGCCAGTAGTCATTGACTTCAACGTCATAGCGCGGCCAGTCAAGTGCCTGGGTGGATTTGGTGGGCTTCCCTTGCCATGCCATGCGATACAACTGCCGCATGAAGTTTGTGGCCTTACGCAGGTTTTGCTCTCTCAGCGTGTCACTGGCCAGGTTCGCCCAGGCTTGATTGCCCAGGGCAGCGTGATACGCATTTGCCTGGGCAACTGAACAATAGCTCTCGGCATCAGCCAGGCCAGTGCCGTCTTCAACTATGAGCGCCATGGTTAGCCAACTGGATTCAGCAATGCCAGCAATTCAGCCTTGTTCGCACCAGAAGGGATTTCAATGCCCTTGGCGGTCAGCGCTTCTTTGATCTGCGGAACTGTCATATGGGCGCTGGCATCATCATTTTTAGACGCGAGACTTGCAGCCAGAGCAGACAATCGCTCACGTTCCGCAGCTTGCTCAGCTTCTACGCTGTTCAGTTTCTCAGCCTGGATATTCAATTCTTCTGCACGAGCATCGAGGCGTGTACGCTCTTCTTCGATTTCAGCGCGTAACTTTGCAGCTTCAGCATCAAATTCTGAACGCGCCTGTTCGATCGACAGCAGGCCACCTGGAACTATCTCTGCTGTGATTCTTTCAACATTACGTAACGCGGCAGCATCTTCTTCGGAGAATGGCTCGTGCTGGCCAATGACGAAATCTGCAACGTTTATTGTGATAAACGGGCCTTGAGTGGCTGGATCCGTTGATACTATTCGGAGGGTTTTCATATTGTCCCTTAGTTAAGAAAGCGGGGCCTAAGCCCCGCTTCTTTAGTTGATTAACCCAGCAGGATGCCGATGTGCTCATCCTTTGCCGCGCCGCAGCCCCAGACCAGCGCGACTTCCAATTGAACTTGGCGGTATTGCATGTACATGCTTATCTCGAACGACAAGCCAGAGATCGGATCGGTAACAATGGTGCGATCAACAGCAGAATCGCCTTGTTGTGGCAGCGCTGGTACACGAGTAGCCAACATGATCGCAGAGCGAGCAAAGAACATATTGCGAAACCCTGTACTTGCGATCGTAATGGCTGTTGCAGATGCAGGAATCGCCTGCAACAAGCCAGGCGCTGCCAGGGTGATGGTGCCCCCGTTCGAAACATCTGTGTCACCTACAGAAACAACATATTGGTTCGGATCACCAGCGAAAGTTGCAACGTCGCCAGCCAAAATAGTGCCAGTGCCAGCAGCTGCCAGTGTAATCACTGTGGTCCCTACAGCATAACCAGCAGCGTTAGTAGTAGCACCAGCTCCAGTACCCTTTGTAGGGCGCTTGATCTGACCACTCTGGCGCAAAGCCAAGTTTTGCAGACGGTCAGTTATGCCGTTGCGCAGCATATCTTCACGGCCTGCCTCGTTCACCTTGAACAAACCAGACTGCTTAGCACGCATATTCTGCATGGCTGCGCTACCAAGTACTAACTGGAAGTCGAGCCCTTGGGCCCCGTTGTCTTCCAGGATTCGCAGGGCGCCGGCAGTGTCGCTCAAGTCATTGGCTGTGCCGAACGGGGCAGTCCCTGCAGTACCGCAAGCTCGTGATGCTTTTACGTGCAATGCGGCCAAGTCGCTTTCAACTTCGTTGCACAAAGTACGCATCGCCTGGGCAATCTGGTCACGGAGGATGACGTTGTAACTTGCCCCGTTGTTATCCAATGCAAGTTTTTCTTCGCCGTTCCAACGGATCGGCACACGACGTGCCTTAGTCAACTTTACAGACTTGTTGCCAATGTTTTGGTTGCCATCGTCTGGAGGCGTAACGGCAGGCGTAATATCGGTGGCCGTTGCTTGAGGCGCGACTGGCGATGTAACGTCCTGTCCGACTGCAGCGCGGGCAAACGTCATATCAGATGTAACCGCCGGGATCATCCCCACTTGTTCACGCGAGACAACATCCATCGCGTTATAGATGGTAGTGATGAGGCCAGTCAGTGTATTTCCGCCCAGAACCAAGCCTTGCTTTGCCATTGTATTAAACAAATGCGCGTGCAGAACTTCGCCTGCGACACGCGTGGCAAAAACCACTTTATCCGCGGTTGTAGCTGCTACAGAAGCTGCCGAAGTAAATGCCATGGTTGCCAACACCATGACGTGAGTCAGGAGTTTTTTCATATAGATACCTTTGTTAAAAATTGGTGTTTTGGAATTTGTGTTACAGACAGGCCATCCAGCCCAAAGCACCAACACCCATCCAGGCGGTGGCAACAGATACGAAAAAGCCCACAATAAGCAGGCTTGGTTGTGTTACTAAATTCAATCAATCGACAATGACCGCGCCTTCTTTCAATGCACCTGAGCGTGCTGACGGGTCCATGCTGTCGAATTGCGAGCGGGGAATTTCTTTTTTTCCACCAGTGCCGGTACCGCCACCTTGTGCGCCGCTGCCAGATGCACCGCTACCTTTAAGGATCATGTTCCTATTTGGGTATTGATTCACCATTACCTGGAGTGCCTCTTCAAAGTCGGCATGTTCCCCATGGCGTGTAGCAGAGAAAATCGGATTACCTGCTGGGTCCAGTGGAACCAGCTTGCCATCATCGACCTTGAAGCGATCACCAAATACTTTTTGAGCAATATCAGCTGGAATAGCCAGCTTGTCGGCAATGAATTTGGAACTACTGAAACTGCCGCCAATGATGTGATTATTCAGATTCTGGGTGAGTTTTTCGTTTTTTTCTGTAAGTTCGCGTCGCTTTTCTTATGCGGTACGAGTGGCATTTGCTACTTGCTCTTGCGCTGTCCGAGTCGCAGCGTCCTTGATTTCTTGGACTTTACCAGCAGTGACCAAATCACCATCCTTGATGTTTTTTGCCAGCTTGATGGCATCAGCAGCAGCGAGAGGATCTTCGATTCCTGCGTCCTTGAACGGTTTCAGCGCTGCTTCTGCGGCTTCCTTTGCAACACGGTGCGCCTTAGCTTCTCCGTTCAGGCGACTGATTGTCGCGACTGTGGAATCTGCATCGAACGGGGCCTCTGCACCATCCGCATTGATATAAATAGGTTTTTTGTCGGCATCCAAGGCGATATTGCCGTCAGCGTTGTATTTGAATGGCATGGTAGTTCTTTCCGGGCATCCGCCCAATGATGAGCCGCCTGGCTCGTTCCGCCCTCTGCAATCCTGCTTTGGGCAATAAAAAAGCCGACTGTTTAGGTCGGCTTGGTGATACTAAATTCCCATTCGCTGCAGCAGTCGCTCGGACCGCAGCACATCGTCGGGGTGCTTTGAAAGCTTTCTGATTGCTACGGCCAGATGAAACCCGCAACCTTGTGCGGCGGCATAGTCGTCAGCCTCGAATTCCTGGTGTAGCCGCATGGTCTGGCTTGGCGTCATGAAAACGAACCTACACAAGAGATTCTTCCAGACGTGCAAGTAACGCAGATGCCCGCGCTCATGAGCCTTGACAGCCTCAAGTTCAGATTCTGTCAGTACTTGCGCCAACCAAGACGGAACCATGATCACGATTCCATTACAACATGGTTGTGCAGGTCTCAATATGACACCACTCAGCAGCACCATCAAAACATTGAAACCGATCCACGCGCCCCATAAATACAGTATATAAAAAGCCATCTTCGCTTCCGTTCGGCAATAAAAAAACCCGCAAAGAGCGGGTTTCGTTTTCTATTCAACTGGCTTTAGTTCGGGCAGCATCGAGACAATTATGCCTCGTCGCCAACACTCAGAGCATACATCTTTGTGGATCACGGTACCGCCCTGCTTCCTACCCTTCAGCACAAATGCTCCGTTGACCGTGGTCAAACTGGTCTGGCACCCGCAATTCGGACACTTCAGCCCGCCATCAGGCCGCACCATTTTGCGTACCCGCTGGCGTACCCCGGCTTTACCGGTTGGCTCTTGAGAGTGGACGAGTTTAATTGACATCAGGCCATTTTAGCTTAAATGCCGTACTTTTCCTTCAGTTGGGAGAGATCAAGAAACTCACCCTTTGCCGAATACATCTGATCAGCTGAAAGCTTGCCCTCTCGCAGTAACTTGCCCCTCGTTGGTCCGAGTACTTCATCCTGCCTTGCTGCAGACTGCCTCGTTAGCCATTCGTTATATGTCTGATTGGCAGGTACTTGCCCATCAAGACTTGCCCGTGTGCCAGGTGGAAACAGGCTTTCATCGATTCCCATGCCAAGCAGTTCTTGAAAACTCTTTACCATGGGAGCAGCAGAACTGCGGCAGTTCCAGTGAAATGCACCTGGGCCAGCACCC